ATATCGAATAGGTCTGAGTCAGTCAGAGGTGCAATGGTATCAATGTATTTGATAGTAGTAGTGTTATTTAGTGGCATGATAGTATGTGTGGTTAGTGGAAAGCTTGGTGGCAAGTGGAAAGAAACAACCGCGGGCGACAAAAAGGGGGATATAGAGTCCCCGCTTTGTGTAGCGTGCGTTGCTTGCGTTAGGCAGGCAGTAGTTGGTTGCGGGTTTTGCCGTCGTTGCCTTTGACGGGTATGAGGTGGACGGACTGCCCAGCGGTGAAGACGGGCTGTTGACTTGAGTTTGTCCAGATAGGGTCGTGAACTTTGTAGCCACCGTCTTTGAGAGGTGATACGACATTGATGACGTAAGAGTTCTGAGAGGCCGCGAAGTCTACGTTGAGAACTTGAGCGGAAACGAGTGAGGACTTTAGTATTTTGTTCATAGTTAGTTATGTTGATGACTAGGCTGTCCCAACCTACGAGAACCAACCACTGGAACTCTACGATATAGACTAAGGCATGCTGTGTCATCGCCCCGCGGTGAGCGCAGCGAACGAAATGATACAGCTTGCCCCAGACTACCAAAAAACCCTAGCAAACACAGGGACAGCCGATGGAAAACCAGAGGGCTAGCTCAAGTGGTGAAATAGGGGGCGATGGATATTCAGTCCGTCGTCAGGTGAGTGAGTATGCGGGTTGAAGAGCACGCGGTAACAAATGGGTGGCAGGGTGATAGTGGGTATGCGGTTGAGTGTGCGCTAGGAGACACCCCTAGGGGGGTTAAAGAACACACACATATAGCGAAACCCTTTCACATTTTTGTACCAAAACAAAGGAGGCCACCCCCTAACCACAAGGAGTGACCTCACATATACACATAACAATAACACAGATGTTATAAAGTCTATTCTGTCTGATGTAGGATGTCTGTCAACACAGAACTACCTAGAGGGACACGGGGGGCCTATAATGGCGATACAATTGAAATCTAACAGGTCAATAATTTATATCCTTGACAGGTATCTAGTCCCAATTACAATTCACCGCATGGTGATACAAAAGGTATACCTATAGTATACTCTGAGTATCCCTTTATTTGTTATGATATAGTAATCATAGAGATAACCTAATAAAAATAAGTACTGAGATTACTCTTAGTTAACTCTTAGTATACTTAGAGACCCCCCATATTAGTCCTTAATCTTCTTCTTCTTCGTCATCATCTTCCCAAATCCAAGCTACATCTTCATCATCCATGCTAGCATTTAGGTATTGGTTATGATAATTGTTCGCACAATCCATCAGACCTAGGGCGGCATAGGGGTCACTAAAGGTTACCTCATAGGAAGTAGGGGTTTCATACTCTTGAACGATGATAACATAGTTCTTGAAGTGTTCTCCTAGGATTGCTCTGGCGCTCTCTAGGGGGCTTAGTGGGGTGTTACCATTCATATCCATTGTAATGAGCTATTTGACCCCTTAGAACGCTTGTAATAGGCATCTGTGAAGTCTTGGAGTTCTTTGTTGATGAGGTCTGACTTCCTATCCTTGATTTTAGTGTCCATATCCTGAGCCATTTGTTCTACCCAGTAGTTCACACCGATACTTAGAGCATCAAGGCGGTCATCATGTGTTATAGCACCTCTGTCCTTAGTAATACGGGACATTTGGTACATTAGTTGGTAGCGCAGTTGTAGCTCTGGTGGGTAGCCCTGCGCTGTTTCAAAGTCTTTTCGGATAACATCAGGGCTAATAATGAGCCTGTGTTGGTTCATTATGGGCTCTAGGGTGTCTATTATCCTCTTTTCTTTCTGTATATTGTGTCTGACCTCCTCAATAGAACAAGGATGTATCTTACCCAATACAGGCTTGAATATCTCGTTGAACATACCGTCACCGAAGTTAGATTCCACTATGACGTAGTTAACAGCGTGGTTCTTAGCAATCATTGCGAGGGTCTTGAGGGTCTCATCGCTGTATCCCCCTTGTAAACCCCCAGCATCAGGCACAAACAGCATACCGTTAAGCATTTTGACCACTGCGTAGCCTGTTTCGTCCTTACCACGACCACTGGGGTCAATGGCTAACACTGAGCCTGTAAAGGGTATATGGTCACCTATGGTTTGGAATGGTCTGTGGTATCTGTCTCCACCGAAGCCTACGTTAGGAACACTACCATCCCACACTAAGTCAGGAGCCTGAGCCCATACGAGCTTCTCTGGGGCTACCTCGTTATCAATATCCATTACAATTAGCTCGTTGAGCTTCAATGGGTGTCTATCGGTATCACTGAGGCGTGTATCCAGCATGAACTGCATGGCAAACCCTGAGCGACCATAGGACATCTCTCGTTCCAACAGGTCAATATCGGAGAACCGTGTAGGTTCTGTAGCCTTGCCTTCTTTCTCAGCATCCACACAGAGGCTCTTCACAGCCTCGTTATAGCTCTTGGCGTTCTTCTCAGGGGTCACATACTTAGCAGGCCATATACGAGCCATATAGCCCCGTTCTTGTAGCTTGTTGTATATACTGTCCTCAGTCTGAGGTGTTCCTAGGAATATAATCTTAGAGGAGTCCTCTGGCTTTAGGATAGCGTCAAACTCCTTGACTTGTTCGCTGAGCTTTTCCCGCATGGTCTGGGTAGCACTGTTGTTGGCTACCTCGATGTCATCTGCAACGATGATGTCCGCACGGGAACCCGTAAGCTGAGAGGTTATACCCAGCGATTTAACACTAGGTGCGTGAGACGCGGGCGCAGGGCCGACGTCGAAGCTAATCTTACTGAACCGCTGTTTATCTGTGGGCTTTAGGTGAGCCAGAAAGGGTATCTCGTGTATGAGACGCAGAGTAAACGTAGAGAAGTCGTCAGAACGCGTCTTGGACGCAGAGACAACTAAGAAATTTAAAGAGGGGTTCAGAAATAACTGGTGAACCACATAGGCAGAACATATCCAAGACTTACCGACACCACGAAACGCCTCAATGATAACACGCTTCTCCTCACCTTGCATGAAGTCAGCTATGTTATATTGAATAGGGGTCGGCTCTGGCAGGTTTAGGTGCTTCCAGACGAGGAACAAGAAGTTCCTAAAGTCTTTGAGTTCTTCCATTATTTATTACGGGCGCGGTTCTTTGACTTGCTTTGTATCCGCAAGTTACTGCGACTGTTATTGTGGGGGTTACGGTCACGATGGTCAACGTCTTTTCCCTTCACAGCGGCTTTACCGTGTGTCTTCACAGCGAGGCGTCTAGCCTTGTTTCGTGAGGAACGACGGGCTCTTTGCTTAGCTGACCCGTGGTAGTCTTGGTATTCTTTTTTATAGTTTCTCATTGGCGGCAAGCATTACGTGTTCAGAGTCGTCTCGGAATGGCAACATATCTACTAGGTTACCCAGAGGGTTTTCGTTTGTGACCTGTGCGTGTACTCCGTTATCTTTGAGGAACTGACGGGCGGCATTGAGGTCGCTTGGAGTTGCCGCACCTGCTTGGATACGCTCAATAAACTCATTAATAAGCATATCTTGAAGGACATTAAGTTTTTCTGTTTTTTCACTCATTTTTCGTTTCTCTTGTTATGAAAATCAAAGAGTATCTTTACTTTATCGCTTAGACTTTCGAGGGTGTAGTGCATACGAGCCAGCACGATGACGAGGGTTACAAAGCCTACGGCTACAGGCCACAGGGTGGAAATCCATTCAGTCATTGCCATTAAATAGTTCTTTGAAGATTTTGATGCCTAGGTAAACAAGAGTCGTAAGACCCACAGCTATACCTACTGCTAGGTTTAAATCTCCTAGGGTGATTGTACCTAGGAGCCCTGTGATGCCTATGACTGATGGAATATGGTCTGAGTTCATAAGTATTATGCTTCTAAGGCGGCTACTTTTGTTTCTAGGACTTCAATCTTAGCTATTGCTTCCTGAAGTGCGGCGGTGAGAAGAGGAACCAGTTTAGCTTGGTCAATGCCTTGCATTACTGCATTGCCATCGCCATCTACTTCGTCCTTTGTACCGTGAACAGCTTCTGGTACGACTGCCTGTGCTTCATGCGCTAAGAAACCATCAACTGTAATGTCTGCATCTGCAATAAAGTTAAAGCGTTTAGGTGCTAATTGTTTAACTCTTGTAATGCCATCGGTAACATCTGTTACATTTTCTTTTAAGCGATAATCTGATGATGTGTTGTAAGATGTAGAAGATGAATTATGAGTTATACTACCAACAGAAGAATTACTTGAGTTATAAAAGTCTGCAATAACACCAGTGCCACCAGAGCCAACAGTATCTTTAATCCTCATTCCAGCAGAGGTTCCTCTTGCATAATCAATAGCAACTTTGCCACCACTAGGATTAGATGTTGTTCCAACAAGTAATGCGCCATCTGATGCGATACGCATACGTTCTGTTGTTGCAGTAGCAAACTGCATACTATCACTATCATGTGCATAGCTTAGATAACCCCGATAAGGGTTTGAACTCGCTGTGCTATCCCCGAAGTGAATAG